AGCGATTGATGATTGTCATTGACTCCATCGGTAACTTGGCTTCTAAGAAAGAAGTTGAGGATGCATTGGATGGTAAGTCAGTTGCAGATATGTCTCGTGCCAAGCAGATGAAGTCTTTGTTCCGTATGGTTACACCTCACCTAACTCTTAAAGATATTCCTATGGTTGTAGTGAACCATACATATAAAGAGATTGGTTTGTATCCAAAGGACATCGTTGGTGGTGGCACTGGTTCTTACTACTCTGCTGATAACATCTTCATCTTGGGTCGTCAGCAAGAGAAAGATGGAACTGAAGTCACTGGTTACAATTTTATTATCAACGTAGAAAAGTCACGTTATGTTAAAGAAAAATCTAAAATACCTGTCTCTGTATCTTTTGATGGTGGCATTAGCAAGTGGAGCGGTCTACTGGATATTGCTCTCGAGTCAGGACATGTTGTCAAACCTAGCAATGGTTGGTATTCGAAAGTAGACGAGGATGGTGTCGTTGAAGACAAGAAGTATCGTTTGAAGGAAACTGAAACCAAAGAATTCTGGATGCCTATTCTTACAAACAAATCATTTTATGACTATGTTAAGAACAAGTATTCAGTTGGTAATGTTACAATGGTTCAATCCGATGAACTTGATGCAGCATTAGAAGAATTGGAATTTGATGAGTAAACATCTTTCAGAACCACCAGTCGTAGTCGTTGAGAACAGAAGAACTGGTCACGACGCATTACGTTTGACAGATGGTCCATATAAAGGTATGATTTATACCTATGGAAAAGTTTCTTTTGAAGAAGAAGGAACTGAGAAGGTGCATATGAATTTCGAGTATGACATCCTTCAAGATGATGGTGTCAATTATAATGAAGATGAATTTGTAGAATATATCGGACATATTCTACAGCACCTAATCAATAAACAACTCCAAGAAAATAGCATTACATACACTGGTGGAATTGATGAGAATAGAACAGAAGATCCTGAGCAGTCTGGTACATGATGAGCAATACTGTCGTAAGGTAATTCCATTTATCAAGAAAGATTATTTCAACGATAGAAAAGAATCTATCGTTGCCAATGAGGTTGTGAAGTTTTTCACCACATACAATAAGCCAGCAACGAAAGAAATTCTTCAGATCGAAGTTAGCAATAGGAAAGATATCACTGATAAAGAGTTGGCTGAGATCACCGACTTTATCGGCAACCTGAGCCAAGAACCTGTCAATCAGGAATGGTTGATGGAGAACACTGAGAAGTTTTGTAAAGACAAGGCAGTTTATAATGCGATCCTTCAATCAATCGGAATCATCGATGGAAGAAACAAAGAGTATACCAAAGATGCGATCCCTTCTATACTTTCTGATGCTCTTGCCGTTTCATTTGATAATCATGTTGGTCACGACTACATTGATGACCACAATGAGAGGTATGATTTTTATCACAGGGTGGAAGAGAAGATTGCATTCGACCTTGAGATGTTCAATAAAATCACTAAGGGAGGACTCTCAAAGAAAACCCTCAACATTGCTTTGGCTGGCACTGGTGTTGGTAAGTCTCTCTTCATGTGTCATATGGGTGCTGGTTGCCTAACTCAAGGTAAAAATGTTTTATACATAACAATGGAGATGGCAGAAGAAAGAATCGCAGAGCGTATCGATGCGAATCTTTTGAACCTAACCATGGATGAGTTAAAGGTTATTGATAGAGATATCTACGAAACTCGTATTGACAAGATTGCTAAGAAGACAAAGGGTAAGTTGATCATTAAAGAGTATCCAACTGCTGGTGCTCATGCTGGTCACTTCCGAGCATTGTTGGAAGAATTGAAGTTGAAACGAGATTACAGACCAGATATTATCTTCATTGACTATCTGAACATCTGTGCTAGTCAGCGTATGAAGCAGGGTGGAAGTATTAACTCTTATACATATATTAAGTCCATTGCAGAAGAGTTGAGAGGTCTTGCAGTAGAGTATAATGTTCCGATTGTATCGGCTACACAAACTACTCGATCTGGATACACTAACTCCGATCCTGGACTTGAGGATACTTCAGAGTCATTTGGCTTACCTGCAACTGCAGACTTTATGTTTGCATTGGTCAGCAATGAAGAGTTAGAACAATTGAATCAAATAATTGTCAAGCAATTAAAGAACAGGTATAATGATCCTAGTTATTTCAAACGATTCTTTGTTGGAATTGATAGAGCTAAGATGAAGTTGTATGATGTAGAAGCATCAGCGCAGGATGGATTATCTGATTCTGGTCAGGAAGACGATGGACCAGTATTCGATAAAGGAACATTTGGTAAGAGAATGAACACTGAAGAAAAGTTTAGCGG